AAAAGGCAAGAAAAAAAAGAAAAAAGTATTAATTCACCTACGAAGTTTGCGCGATATACACAACCTTAGATCAGATAAAAATCGACAGATAGGCAAAGAAAAAAAATCAATGAAAAAATGTGGCGATATGAAACCCGCCAAAAGGCAGAAATAATGTCTAAAAAACGGCGCGCCGACAAACAAAAAGAAGTGGAAATAGTTACCACAGAACCAAAACTTGAGATAGCACCGAGCCCACTATTACCGCAACCAAAACAGCCAAAAATTAATTTTGACCAATGGTGGTTGCAAAAACAAAACGAATTAAAACTTCGGCCTCAGCTAAAGGAAGCTTTTAGAAAACATTTAGAAGCTAGAGGGTTTATGTCGACTGGTGACTACGACAAAGGATTAGAGGATTTTGGCATTAAAGCCTAATCTTAAAAAAAGGATTTTATAGGAGTAACAAATGGCCCAACAATTTGTAGCACAGAACGGACAAGTTCTAACAATTCCAGGTACTTATGTAGACACACAAGTACAAAGCAATCAAGCAGGCATCCCAATTGCAGGAGTAGTTACGCTCATAGGCGAAGCCAATGAAGGCCCAGCATTTAGCGCAGAGGCTGATCTTTCTCGTGTAGCTTATACACCAGATCAAATGGCCCAGGTTATGCAAAAATTTGGCTCTGGCAAACTAGTTGATGCCTTTAGGGCAATTTCTGCCGCTGCCAATGACCCTAATATCACTGGTTCAGTTTCTGTTGTTAGATTAATCAAAACCAACCAATCAGTAGCTGCTTCCGATACACATTCTCGTAGCGGGTTTGGTGCTTACGCAGAGTTACAGGCTAGGAAAGCCGGTGTAAACGGCAATCTGATTAGATATAGAAACTTGGTGTCTCAAGCCGAATCTGCGCCTAGCACAGGTCAGTTTGCATACGCTCCTTTAGTATCTGGCTCGCAAGCTTTTAATGTAAGATTAAACGGTAATGCGCCCAAAAGCGTGACTGCTACTGCTAAACTAGCACCAAACGCTCTAGTCTCCGCTATCGAAGATTTGCCCCTAGGCATTCATGCCAAAGGTGGACAGAAAAAACTGCCCATTCCGGCTGCTGGTCTTACACTTACAGCCACGTCTCCTGCCGCAAACACACTTGTAGTTACATTGCAGGTCGGTCAACTTTGGGCCAACAACCCACAAGTAGGTGATACCGCTGTTATCCCAGCGGCTGCTTCCGAATACGGTGCTGCTGGTGCTTCGGCAATTGTCGGCGGTTCAAACCAAAATGATGCCTCATTTATTGTGACTGCTGTAACAAATACCGTATCTTCGGCTACATTAACATTAAGACGGATAACAGCAGGTACAAGCGCAGCCGCATCTGGCGTATCTGCCGCCGATTTGCACGACATTGTACTTTATCAACCTATCGAGATCAAAAACCTCACCGGTCAAGATCGCGGCTCAACTGTAGGTATTGTGGGTACATATAACTGTACGTCAAACGACGGATTAAATGTAACTATTCAAACCCCTACAGGTGAAGTATGGGCTGCAAAGCCTAAAGTGGGTGATATTGTTAAGATCGAAACCACGTTTGCTAACGTAAACGCTGGCTGGTATCAGGTAGTTGCAGCTACAGACAATACTGTAGATTTAGTCAGACTGTCTGAAGGTAGTGCTGGTACGACCGGTTCTCAAGTCGTATCCACACCACCCACTCTGGCCACACAGCCTATTAAAATGGCTAAACCAGACATTGATGGGCTAGGCAAATCATTGGCTATTGTAGGCAACGTAAACACTATCTTTAGAGATAAAAACACTACTCTTTCTGCTGGTTTAGCAAATTCCTTTATCGTATCGGCTGCAGAACTAAAAATGCAGACCCAAATCACACAAAACTCCAATACACAAAGTTATACCGCCGGTGGCGATATCGTAATCCAGATCGGAAGTACTGCGGCAGATGCAGATGTACAAGTTCTAGCCGACAGAATAGACTTCAGAGAAAACGCCGTAGTAAAGTTTTCGGCCCCCTTCTCTCAGTTTAAGACAATGGCAGACTTAGCTGCATTTGTTTCCTCACAGTCTAAATGGTCTGCTATTGTTACATCGGCCAGATTCCAAACATTGCTACCCAGTTCATTAGATAAAGGTACATTTGGTGCGACTGGGCTTGCCAGTGTAAAAGCAGCCAGAATTAAGCGCGATGCTGCTGCTTGGTCTGCTTTAGTTAACGAAAGCCCATTGGTATCTGTAGATATGGATGCCAATTCAGGCTTGCCCGAAGTCATGGATGCGGCCAAGTTCTTAAGCGGAGGTGCTAAGGGCTCTACAACTGCGGCTGACGTAGTTGCTGCCGTAGACGCCGTAGAAGAACTAGATACTAACTTTGTTGTTCCTTTGTTTAGCCAAGACGCTTCCGCAGATATTATAGATGGCGAAACCGAATCTGGTTCTACTTATACAATTGATGCCATTAATGCATATGTTAAATCACATGTGCTAGAAATGAGTCAATACAAGCGTAGGAAAAACAGAATCGCTATCGTATCTAAATTAGGTACTTTGGAACAAGTAGTTGAAGCTGCTGGCCAAATGTCTTCTTATCGAGTAGGATTGGCGTTCCAGACGGTCAAGAATACGTCTTTAGACGGCACCATAAAAGACTACCAACCTTGGATGGCTGCTGTAATAGCTGCTGGCATGCAAGCGGCTGCAGGGTACAAAGGTATAGTGAAAAAAATCGCAAACATATCAGGTGCAGTTCAAGCTGCCGGTGACTTTAACGCCAATAACCCTGGTCAGGTAGAGCAAGGCTTGAAAGACGGCCTTCTTATCCTAGAGAGAATCAACACAGGTGGATTCCGTTGGGTATCGGACCAAATGACCTATAGCGTTGATGCAAACTTTGTTTATAACTCACTACAGGCAGTTTATGTAGCTGACTTGATGGCTCTAGCCTTGATCGACAGATTTGACAGGGCTGTAGTAGGTAAGTCTGTGGCTGAGATAACGGCTGCAGGTGGTTTGGCCATCCTGGAGTCTGAGATGTTTAACTTCCTGAGACTGCGATGGACGGCACCCAGTGACGACGCGCCCAAAGGCTATAGGAATGCTTCTGTGCGATTAACGGGTGGCGTAATGGAAGTTAATGTTGAGGCGAAGATCGCAGGATTGATTTACTTCGTTCCGATTAGCCTCACCCTCAGCCAGGTAACACAAGAAGCATCACAATAAACGAATTGTTATAATATAAAATCCTAGTGGGGCTGCCTGAGAAGGTGGCCCTAACTTTTTTCTCATAATTGATTATGCCACATAAATCTAACAGTTATAAATAAGATATAGCTATTAACTTATTTAATATATACCACAAAAGCCTAATCTTTAGTATACCGGTAAAATTAATTCCTATAGGAGTAATCACAAAATGGCTAGATCACAAATATTAACAGGCGCGCGGGCGAAAATCCTGATTAACGGCACGACAGTTGGGCTTTTTACCAACTGCTCTTGGTCGATTAGACAAGACAAACAGCCCGCTTTTATATTGGGTAGATACAGCCCAGCGGAGATCACACCCACTGCCCAAGAAGCCGTTAGTTTGACACTAACAGGCTACAGGGTAGTAGATGCTGGCCCGTATAAGGTAGCTAACGCCACATTGTTAAAAAACCTGCTTGAAGAAGAGGATTTCACTGTTACAGTGCTTGATCGTCAAACCGGCAAAGTTATCTTCAGCGCTTTAGGGTGCAGAGTACTTGGCTGGAGTAGCGGTGTAGCATTTCGAGGATTCTCCGACGTAAGTATAAACATCTTAGGCCTGCTAGGTCAGGATGAATACGGCGAATCCCAGGGCGGAGACGGTGAATCAAATACCGCTTCTAACCTAGATGATGGCGCATAATACTTACTAATCACTGTACTAAAATAAAATGGCACCTGTCTTCGGGCAGGTGCTTTTTTATTTAATAAGTACTTAAAATTTATGGTATATCATAAATATGAAGGGCTCTTTTTTAACTCCCGCAGATATCCAAAAACGCCTACCAGAAGGTATTGTATTGGTTCCGGAGACTTTTAAAGGTGTAACCAAACCAGCGACTTTTATAGATAAAGAATACGGTGAATTTGTTGGTATAGTTCGCCTAGTAACATCTCGACAAAAACGCCACCCAGCCAGGAAACGGCTGCCACATAGTACCCCGGAAGATATACAAAAACGTTTGCCCGAATATCTGACGCTTGTTAAACATACCTATAAGGGCTGGAAACATACTGCTGTCTTTATTGACCGGGATTACGGCGAGTTTGAGGGTCTGGTATGCAATGTGGTGGCTAAAAACAAACACCACCCCAATCGCGCCAAAGAAATAGCGGCTAAGAAGCGCGCCCCTATTGACCAAATAATTAAAGATTTGGATATTTTAAATCAATCTATGGCCAATTCTGATAATTGTTCCGCAACGGGCAGTGCAATTATAACTATCAAGCCTGAAACGTATCGTGGCAAAAAGTCCATTGCCACGTTTATAGATAGCGAATACGGGGAATTTACTGGGTGTGTTAGAGATGTCTTATCGGGAGCCAAAAAACACCCTGATCGCGCTCAAGCTGAAAATAATAATATAAAGCCGATTGATGAAGTAATAAAAAAATTGCCCGATGGTATATCAATAAAACGAGATACGTATAAAGGCATGTCTCGTCCTGCCATAATGATAGATGAGCAGTATGGAGAATTTGAGGCCAGCCCCACATCTGTAATTTATAGCGGGAAAAAACACCCCGAGCGAATCAAAGAAAATATTAAAAAAGCACGTATGTCTTTGTTGGAACATTTTACTAGTCGAATGCCTGAAGGCATAACTATGGTACCGGAAACTTTTAAAGCCGGTAGCCAGCCAGCTACATTTATAGATTCAGAATATGGTGAATTTACCGGACTGCCATCTGATGTTATATTAGGTAAAAAAATACACCCAGCCAGAAAAGGTCTTAAAAAGAGACTGCCGTGCAATGAAATACTAAAAAGATTGCCAGAGTATATTACTTTTCTCGGAGAAACCCCAGTTATGTCTGAGCAGGGCACATTTTTTAATAGCCGTTGCGGCCATACTTTTACTACGACTATCGGATTTGTAGCGCGGGGCGTACAGTGCAATAAATGTCATGG